ATGGGCACGATCACATCACGCAAGCGCAAGGACAATTCGACGGCCTACACGGCGCAGATACGGATCAATCGAGACGGGCGCACAGTTTATCAGGAAAGCCAAACCTTCGACCGCAAGCAGGTCGCCCAGGCCTGGATCAAGCGCCGGGAGACGGAGCTGGCCGAGCCCGGCGCCATTGAGCGCGCTAACCGCAAGGGTGTGACGGTCAGGAAGATGATTGAGCAGTACCTGGACGAGTACGAGAAGATCCGCCCGCTGGGTAAAACCAAGAGAGCCACGCTGAATGCGATCAAAGACACCTGGCTGGGTGATCTAGACGACTCGGCGCTCTCCAGTCAGAAACTGGTGGAGTTCGCTCAGTGGCGGATGAGCCAGGAAGGCGGTGGCGTGCAGGCGCAGACGGTTGGTAACGATCTGTCGCACCTGGGCGCGGTGCTGTCGGTCGCGCGGCCGGCGTGGGGCTATGAGGTGGATCCGCTGGCTACGCCTGACGCCCGTAAGGTGCTGCGCAAGCTCGGCATGGTCAGCAAGAGTAAGGAGCGCAACCGCCGGCCGACGCTCGACGAGTTGGACAGGCTGATGAAGCACTTTTTCGAAATGCAGGCGCGCCGCAAAGCTCAAATCGATATGCCGAAGATGATCGCCTTCGCGATCTTCTCGACACGCCGACAGGAAGAAATCACGCGGATCCGCTGGGACGATCTCGATGAGTCTCGACAGGCTGTCTTGGTGCGGGATATGAAGAACCCTGGGCAGAAGATCGGCAATGACGTGTGGTGTCATCTACCTGATGAGGCCTGGGCGATCTTGCACAGCATGCCCAGGGTTGCGAGGGAGATCTTTCCTTATAACGCAAAGTCGGTCTCAGCGTCCTTCACGCGAGCGTGTCCGATGCTTGGGATTGAAGATCTGCATTTCCATGATCTGCGACACGAAGGGGTGAGCCGGCTCTTTGAGATGGACTGGGATATTCCGAGGGTGTCCAGCGTTTCAGGACACAGAGATTGGAACTCTTTACGCCGTTACACGCATTTACGCGGAAGAGGGAATCAGTATAAAGGCTGGAAATGGTTGGGTATTGCTATGGAAGCATAGAAAAAAATGCTTCGCGAGAGGTTGATTTCAGAATGCCAGTATCCATATAAATGGTGCGGGATCGCTAAATTCAAACTAGAAGGATTTTTTCATGTACGACTACGCAATATCGGCTGTCCGCTATGACAGCACTGAGACCCACATCCAGGCAGTAAGAGTCCACAGAGACTTCGGTACGAGCATTGGACACGCAATGGTTTGTGACCGAGCCTTCGTGGCTGATCTGATCTCGCGCAACAAGGCTACGTTCCAGACAGTTGTTAAGGGCACCACCAATCCATGGCAAGACGGTGCCCGTATTCACGTGATCGATGATGTATACCTGTCGACCGATCCAAACAGCCGTAAAAAAGACAATTTGGGTAATCTACCCACTTTCTAAACCAGCCACGCTATTCAAATAAGCGGCCCGTAACCCGCACGGGCCGTGATATTCATGCCGCTCTGCCCATCAACTGATTTTGTTCTTTTATTGCCTTCTCTCGTTGCTTATCTATGTAGTCTGCGAGATCTTTTATATGAATACCCAGTCCGGCTTTCTGACTGTCTGCACCTAAGCGAACGATCGGCACATCAATTTCGCCATCCAGTCGTTTCCTTTTGAATTTCTCCACGGTGAGATTCATGTAGTCGGCACACACTCGGTCCAGTGGAATGACAGCCTGACCGTCATATTGGGCCATCAGTAGAAACAAAGTGTTCATGCTGCCTCCACCATATTGAGTGGCTCCCATTTGTTATCACAGAGCCCGTAGGCGCTTGAGCAGGCGGTTGCGTCTGTGGCGATCATTAAGTCGTACTGGATACCGCCTCGGGCGGTCTTGGACCATTCCACGGCCTGTCGGATGTTGGCGATCTCCATCACTTCAAGTGCGGTCATATTGGCTATGGAGCCTTTGGGATGTTTGGCATTGCTCCCGGCGAAAAAAGTCGCCCCACCGCGTTTGCTGACCTGCCTTACCAGTCGCTCCCAGCGATCAATTCGGTCGATTACCTCTGGGAATCGTAGGTCAATAGCCCGTAGTTCCTCCTTACGGCAATTGATGCAGGGCATGCAGCCGACGCGGCCCATATCTTGGGAGTAGAGCGGGTTCGGCCTGATGCCCATGTAGCGATGGGCCTCGAATACTGCTGGGATGTCCCACTTCAAGATTGGTCTGTAGTTGAACAGCCCCCCTCCGACTTCGTCGCATTCGGGCAGGTAGCGCCTGTTCAGTGACTCATCTGCGCGGACACCTTGCCAACTGATCAGCATGTCATCGTTGCCCATCAGCGGCATGATTACCTGCTCAAGCATCGGGTCTCGCTTGAGCTCCATGGTGCAGAACTGTGCCTTTCGGCTGGGGAAACGTCCTTTCCAGAGGCAGAGATCAAGGAAGGGGTTCCCTGTGGGCTGCAGTACATCAAGTGCTGCAAGAACCACGGACTCTTCAATGCCTTGTTCGCGCCATTTGGTTTCGATGAACTTCCTTTTCCCGGCAATCTGCCGGCTGAAGTCTGCGCGAACCCGTGTAATGGTTACTCCGGTGGCTTGTTCCAGATATTCCAGGTATTGGTAGGTCTGGTCGTGCTCATTTCCGGTATCGGCAAACACGGCCTGCAGGTTGGATGTTTCCAGGGCGATGGCGACGAGCAGGGTGGCGGTGCTGTCCTTGCCGCCACTCACGCTGACAATGTTATGAGTGGTCATTGATAGCCTCCGGCGTCAGTCGCTATCGATCGAGAGAAGGGCGAATGCTGTTGCTGCCACTCGCGGAACCTGTCCGTTTCCAAGGGCTTTAATTCGGTCCACCCGATGGGCCACCCCATTAGCCACTCGACCCATTCCGGGTTCAGCTGGCCACCGTCCGAAGCCATAACCGCATGGTCTAGCCGGGCCTTTGATCGATCCGCGCCAGACTTGCGTTTCAGAGCTGCTTGGGATGACCCCTTGCTCGCGCTCGCGACCGGAGTCGGCCAAGTCCTGGCTGACACAGCTTCGATCAGGGTTCCGCCTTCCCGTCCCTTGCGTGGAGTAATCCTTCCGCCCTTGCTCCCGAGTGTCGCCGTCGGCGTGGGCCATTGTTTCGCAGCACTCGACAACCCCCATCCCGCATTCTTGCTGCTGCCTGGTTTGTTGTGGTTCCCATGAACCGTGATGGTGGGCCACAAGCCAAATGCGGTCGCGTTGATGGGGCGCTCCGCAGTCGGATGCTGAAACAATGCACCACTCCGCGTCATACCCCATTTCGGCAAGGTCACCGAGGACCAGTGCAAGTCCTCTTCCCACAAGCAGAGGTGAGTTTTCCACGAGGACGAACTGAGGTCGTACCTCGCCGATGATTCGTGCCATTTCACGCCAGAGGCCGGAGCGGGCACCGTCGATACCATTCCCGTTCCCGGCAACTGATATGTCCTGACACGGAAACCCTCCCGAAACCACGTCAACAACGCCGCGCCATGGTCTACCGTCAAAACTGCACACGTCAGACCAAATCGGGAAAGGCGGGATGACTCCATCGTTTTGTCGTTGCGCCAGAACTTGTGCTGCGTAGGCATCACGCTCAACGGCGCAGACGGTGCGCCATCCCAGCAGGTGTCCGCTGAGTATTCCGCCACCAGCGCCTGCGAAAAGAGCCAGCTCATTCATTGACTCTCCGGATATGGGCGGCCTGATGCTGTGCGGATATCAGTTGGCTTGTAAGGCGTGGAGTAGTGGATGCACTGGAGGAGATGGTGCTAGATGCGGTCTTGTTCCCCCAGGTCCGGATGCCTTCGCTCTGATCATCTGTCACTTGTTTCCAGGCCCTGCGCATCCAGGCAGCGAAGCCTGCTCGATATGCGTAGTGCTCGCGGGCGAACTTGTCGGAGGGGTTCGATCCGGCGGCCCGAATGTACGTGTCGCGGTTTGCGCAATACTGCAGGCCTTCCGGAACCGGAAATTCCTTTTCGTATTCGGTACGTTCATCGCTGTGAGGTGAGTGCTTATACCCCACAACAGGCTGCGCGGGCGGGCGTTCCTGAGCGATTAGCGCTGCATCAACACTGGCTGCCTCGCGCAGCTTTTCGTGGGGTATAAGTGCTTCGGCAGTGGCGCTGATAGGGTCAATAATGCCTGCTGCTTCGCAGCAGAGACTCTTTGTTTCTTGCGCGTCGACGCCGCAAGCGTTGCGGAGCAAAGCGGGTATGGATTGGGTGTTTGTCTGTTCGATCTTCATGCCGCTTTACTCCGATGTTCGATTGCGCGTTGGTCCGTCAGGTGTTGGGTGAAGCGCTTGCCGGTGTAGGGGGGAGTCCGAGTCATGCGGCCTCCCTGACGAGATCTGCCAGCAGCAAGGCGTGCTTGGTGTGTTTGTGCAGTTGGCGCACGGCGTCGGCGCCGATCCGGGCGCTTCATGCTGCGTCCTCCTGAGCTGCCGGCTCCAACGCCTCGGCCATGGCAAGAACCTGGTCCTGCAAGGCGAGCGTTTCGTGGGAGATGGTCTTGCCGGTGCGCAGTGCGCCGAAGGTTGCGGCGGCAATCCTCAGCTTGTCGGCGACGTCCAACAGAAATTCCCGTGACTGGCCGGCCTTGAGCCTTTTGCAGTGCTGGGCGAGGTGCAGGTGATTGGCCTGGATGAATTGCAGGGAGGCCTTCAGTTCCCTGATGGTCTTTGCGTTTTCTGCTTGGGTGACTTCTTTCCCTTCCAGCAGGCCTTTCGCCTGGCCGTCCTTGCGACCGAAAAAATAGCCGAGGTTGATCAGCAGAGCGGCAGCGAGTGTCAGACCGATCAGTGCATAGATTTGAGTAGCGGTCATGTGGTGTGCTCCTGGTGGTTTGCATGGCCGGTGGTGGCGGCCGTTGGGTTAGTCGTTTGTTTCGGCTTGTGCTCGAGGCATTTCCTCGTCCGCCCTGTAGGCTCTGATATCGATCAGCGCTGCGACATGCCGGATGTGCGCGTATTTCGGTGCCTTGCGGCTGTTGTCCAGGGTGGTGATGGGTAACTCGATCCGGCCGCTGGTGATCTCTGCCGCAAACGACTCCTTGTTGAGGTTGCGGAAATACTGCTCGCGCAGTCTTTCAAGGGGGATCAACACGTCACCGAAGGTTCGATAGAGCAGCTCGACGGTGGATGAATCCGGTGCGGGGTGCAGTCGCAGCGGTGCTTGGCTGTTATTGCTCATGGCTCTGTTGGGCCTCCTTGCGTTTTTGGCGTGCTGGGTGGTTCCAGGCGTTCAGGCAGTGGCGTTTGGTCAGCTCCCGCAGATGTTCTGGTACTTCGAGGAGCGCGGTATTGCGCTCCTCTTTGGTACGCAGGGCTAAGATCTGGCGGGCGTACTCCCTAGGCCACGTCACGGTTGTCTGCCGGGATGGCAGGCAGGTCGATACCCAACTGTTCAGCTAACCAGCGCAGGCCGGCTTGCTTCACTCGGGTGGACTGGCTGTACTGCATCCCGAAATCCGGGTGCCACCATTGGCCGTTCTTGATGCTCAAGTACTCGCGGTCGCGGGTGGGGTAGGCCGGCAGCTTTTTGTCGTTGATCAGACCTTTCTCGCGCATGAGCTTGATCAGCGTTGGGCGGGTGATGCCGAAGTACTTGGCGGTCTTTGCGAGGTCGCGTTCCATAGTTGCCCCCTACGCCGCGTGTGCTGCAGGAGTTGCGACTGCAGCCAGGTGGTTGATGGACTCGACGATCTTCTCGTACATCTCGGTGTCGCTACCGCACACGGTGAAGCACTTGGTGCGGGGCTTCTTCACACCAATGCTCATGATGGTCGTCACGGCTTTGCGCGTGATGTTGCGATGGAGGGCAATCTGAAGGGGGAGATCGAAGCCCATATCCAGGCTGATGGTGCCGCCTGTGCATACCAGCTCGAACACTTGCTGCCGTTGTTCGGTTTCAAAGGTGCCGAAGCGTCGGCTTGCGTGGGGAAGTGCCAGCAGATCGGATGTGCTGCTTGGATCGAAGGGGCCATTAACGATCTCTTCGATAAAGTCAGCCAGCTTGAGGTGCATCTTCTTTTCGTTCGGCAGGGTCAGCGTGTGGCGTTCGCTTCCCAGCTCGACAGTGAAGAGCGTATCGGATTGGCTGCGTTCAACCTTCAGACGGAACGACAGCACATCACGTCGCGGGGTGGACCGGAGCGTATGAGTAAAGGTTTCGGTCAGATTGACCTGGGCATTGAGCAACTGCAGCGTGCGGTTGTCGAGTTTGTACTTCCTCATGCTGCATGCCCTCCGCCGTTCGGGCCGAAAGGGGCGGGGCGGGGCTGCTTGGGTTTGCTGGCGACGAACTCACACCCGGCCTCACGGGCCAGACGGCGGATTTCAAAGGTGTGGAATGGGGTAGCAGCGGTCGGGTGGACGTGCAGGGTTGCTGTGGTGTGCATGGTATTGCCTCACTCTGTGGTGGAAGAGAGTGGGCATAATTCAACCCATGCGGTTGTTTTTGTCAATGAAAATTAACCCAAAAGGTTAGTTTTTAAGAGTTTGCTTTTGTGGTGGCCATGGGCTATAAAATAGGCAAGGTCGGGTGTACCACCCGAGCGCGCTCTTTAAAATTCATCGATAGAAATAATCAGGCTTGCAGTTGTGATTGGTAAAACAATCAGCTTTGGGTTCTACAAAGCTTTATCCGCCACCCGTATGTCCGCCCTGATCGAGTTCACAGATTACTGCTTATGCAGACCTGTGGGTTAAGCCTCAACGTTTCTTAGCGCTGAGTGCAGAGATTACTCTCCGTCACCGTAAAGATTTAACGTTAACGATACTCGTTGACGGTTTGTCCTAACGCTGACCGAAGAGCAGCCACCGTTGGCCAATCTGGCTAACGCTAACTTAGATCAATAGGGTGAACAATGCGGCGGACGGGCTTATTAAACTTCGTTTAATAAGCCAGAACTGCGATTTGTATGGACACCTTCATGTTCCTTTCGGCCTGAAAGCTTCGCGGCGGGGCAATCCAGCCCGTGAGGATATATCGATGCAAAAATTTAAGAGTACTCAACGTTCTGCGTTGAAAAGTAAGCAAGACAATGAAGGTGTTCGCGTTGTTAAAAAAGGCAAAGGGAAACCAAAATCTAAGGTTCCTTCAGAACGAGAGAAGAAAAGTAGTGCTTTTGAGAAGGTGAAAGGCATTGTTACTCGACTTTCGGTAATGTGGATCTATGATAATTGGTCCCTTATCCATGATAAGGCATCGTTTTGTATCGATGTTTTGATGGAGATTCTTAAATAATGACGCAGCAAATCGCATCATCGAAATTTTAGAGGGCCCGCATGGTTGCGGGCCTTTTTTATGGATATTAAAAATGACTACGGCAAGATATACAAGGAAGCCTGTTTATAGTCTGAAAGCTCTCGGGCTAATGCTGGGAGAGAGCTCTGAGTTGCTTTTAAAGTTAGGTGCAAGTAGTAGTGGGCTTTACCGTGAAGTTCTGCAGCAGAAAAAAGACAAGTCGGTAAGGGTGACCTTTGATGCTTTTCAGCCATTGAAAAGGGTTCAGAGAAAAATAGTAGACAGATTGCTGATCCATGTTAGTTATCCCAGCTATCTTCATGGTGGTATTCGGGATGTAGACTCTCCCAGAAGTCCTCTTTCAAACGCTCGGACACACCTCGGGGCAAAATCAATCGCACTGCAGGATATAACTAATTTTTTTCCATCTATCTCAAGAGATAAGGTGAAAAATATTTTTACGGGGTTCTTTGGTTTTGGATCGGGAGTATCTGAGCTACTGTCGTTACTTGTGACGAAGGATGGCTTTGTTCCGCAGGGAGCAAGTACTAGCAGCTATTTGGCAAATCTTGTGTTTTGGGATGTTGAGCCTCGTTTAGTAGGCTGGATCCATAGTCAAAATCTTATATATACCCGCTTTGCTGATGATATTACGATTTCGTCGAAAGTATTTGTCAGCGATGAACAGTGGGCGGAGATAATAAGTAAGGTTACAGGGATGCTCGCTAGTAAAGGCTTCAAGCAAAAGAGAACTAAGTTGCATGTTCTAAAAAAAGGGCAAGCACTGACAAAAGGGGATAAGCCCGAGCCGCTCGTTATTACAGGCTTAGGTATATCAGGGAGTTCTACTGGTGTGATAAAGGCTGAGCGGCATAAAATCAGGGCTGCTGTAAGGCAGTTTGAGGTCGCGATAGAGTCTGGGAGTAGCTTTGATGAGGTAGCTCATCTTTATCATAGTGCAATGGGGCGAGTGGGGCGCATGCTTGCATGCGGACAGCCATCGGGCTTTGAGTTCAAAAAGCGTCTGAATGAAGCCAAAAGGCTAGGTCAGATTTCATTGATAGATAAATATATCGCTGAAACGAGTACCGTAAGTGATTAAGAAGTTAGAGGCTAGAGATCTTCCAACGAGCTCTACCACAGATGCTCCATTCTTCATCTAATTTAATTATTCTTTCTGGCCAGTCAGGATTCAATGCATATAGGAACTGTTCATTTCCCTCTTGTCTAAGCTGTTTCAGAGTTGCAGCTTGATCTCTTGTTCTTTTCGCCGCGACGAAATGACCTGGAAGTGACTCAAGAGATGGATCAATGACAATCATGTCACCTTCAAGAAATTTCGGCTCCATGCTCATTCCTTCGACTCTGAGAATGAATGCTTTAGGTCCCACTGGGCCTGGGGCTTCAATCCATTCCTCTGCATCCCGAGAATCGAAACTGCCTTGAGGTTCACACCACGCTCCAGCTGCGATCGACCCAATTACTGGTAGTTTTCTACCTGTATGGCTGAGAATTGTGGTGTTGCTGAACTCGTCCAGGCCAAATGGCATGTCGAGATAGCCATTGTGAAGATTTAGAGCAACCTCTAACTCGCGGGCAATCTGATCACCAATTCCTTTCGTGGGGTTCTTCCCCCCAAAAGCACTTACCTGTGCTGGTGCCTTCCCAAGCAAATCAGCAATGTCAGTAAGCCGCAGCTTCTTTTCAGCGAGCACGCGACGGAAATTCTGGAGGCGGGTATCTGAAATTTTCATGTGCTGATTTTGGCTTGATTAACCTTTTGGGTGAATGTCCAAAATGGTATTGAAAAAATTAACCTTTATGGTTAAATTTGATGCAGGGAGGTACATATCATGAAGCTACGCGATTACATCAACGATCTTGACCCCACTGCGCTCAAGGCATACGCCGAGCGATGCGGCATTGCTGTCAGCTACCTTCGTTTGCACATCAAATATGCAAGCAAGGACCCTAGCGTCTCTTTGATCAAATCCTTGACGCTTCAGAGCGAAGGCTATGTTTCGCTTTCAGATGTTCTCGAGCATTTCGGTATTACCGAGACGATTGTGCATAAAGCCGCGTAGTAAGAAAAAAGGCGGCCTATAGGCCGCCCAGTTCCTCCCGGCACGCACCACCACAGCGCTGTCGGGTCGCGATAAAGGTAGGCGGGCACACCACATGCGAACCGTCGACCTTTACCGCGCTTTCCAAGGCTCGGAAGCCTTGGGTTGCTGCCTTTCTCCACCACAGATAGGGCAGCTGTTGCGCCAGGGGTGAGCAACGGATGCTTGCCCCGGTACGGTGCCGGTGTCGGTCTTGCGGACCTAGCCGGCTTTTGGGCCCTTTCAGCCACGCGGCAAATGTATCACCACTGCATGCCGCGCGGCACTGGCAACTTATTAGGATTAATGCCATGAGCCGAATTGCTCTGAGTTGTGTTGACCGGGCGCAGCGGGAAGTCCTGCCGCTCGATCTAGCGCTTTACCATGCTGCACGGGACTATCCCGGCGGCGCCGCAGCCATCGCCGCCACCACCGGCAGAAACGCCACCACCCTGCAGCACAAGCTGTCCCCGACCCACCCCAGCCACACCGTGAACATTCAGGAATTCGGCGAGATCCTGGAACTGACCAAGGATCGCCGCATTCTGGATGCGGTGCATGCGCTGGTCGGAGATACGACCTGGCAGGAGCTGGCTGAGGCGTACACCAACGACATGCCCGAAACCCTGACCACTGGCATTGCGGAGTATTTCCGGCAGGTGGCCGCCCTGGCCGAGACCTGGGCCAAGAGCATCGGTGATGGGGTGGTGAGCGACCAAGAACTGGCCGCGATCCGCCTGCAGGTGTTCCGCGGAATTCAGGGGCTGCTGGGGTTGTTCAACCGCGCTACCTATGTCAACCAGACAACGCGGGGTGCTGACCATGGCTGATATTGCCGACTTCGCTAACGACCTGGTGCAGGAGCGAATCGACCAGGCGCTCGCCGCACGTAACGCCGCCAAGCCTGCATTGGCGGCGCATTCGTTCATGTTCTGTGAGGGATGCGAAGAGCCAATCCCGGAAGCACGCCGTTTAGCTTCGCCGGGGTGCACCCAGTGTGTGAGTTGCCAGTCCATCGACGAAGCGTGGGAGGCCCGCCATGCTCGATGAAGTGTTGGGGCAATTCGCAGACTACGGCCTTGAGCCCGCGCAGCCGCTGGTTTTCGGCAAGCTGACACGCTGCAAAACCTCGCAGGACAAGGGCAAGGAAAAGAACGGTTGGTACGTCGTCCATGAGCATCAGACTGAGAAAGGCGAGACGCTGATTTTCGGCAGCTTCGGTGACTGGCGCTCGGGCGAGACGCAGAAAATCAAGGTCAAGGCCGGGCGGATGTCGCCGGAGGAGCGCGAGGTTATGCGCGCTCGGCAGGAAGAGGCCAAGCGCCGCGCCGCCGAGATCGCGGCTAATGCCGCACGTCGGGCGGCGAAACGGGCGGCAGGTATGTTCAACCGCATGCCGGAAAAGGGGCGCAGCGACTATCTGGATCGCAAACAGATCGTCGGCTTCGGCGTTCGCTATGCGCCGCGGTCTGGGTCTTTCCTGGTGCCGATGTGCAACGTACGGGACGAGATTGTCGGCCTGCAGGTGGTCTTTCCATCGAAGCAGGAGGACACCGGCCGGGACAAGTCCTATTGGCCCTACGGGATGTCGAAGGAGGGGGCGTTTCACTTGATCGGCCCGCATCCAGATCCTGGGGAGCCCGTGCTGGTCTGTGAGGGATACGCTACCGGCGCCAGCCTGCATATGGCGACCTCGCTGACGGTCGCCGTCGCGTTCGATGCGGGCAACCTATTGGTGGTCTGCAAGGCCATGCGCGAGCGCTTTGCAGGCTGCCCGCTGATCATCTGCCGAGACGATGACTGGAAGACCACGAAGCCGAATGGTGATCCATGGAACCCTGGCGAGGAGAAAGCCAACAATGCCGCGCTGATCGTCGGTGGCCAGGTGGTTGCGCCGATCTTTTCCGGCGAGCGACAAGAGAAGTGGACCGACTTTAATGACCTGCATGTTGCCGAAGGCCTGGAGGCGGTACGTCGCCAGGTATTGGCGGTGGTCAAGCCGCCTGCAGCCGGCGGCTGGAAGGATCTGTTGGCTCGTAGCGAAAGCGGCGCATTGATCGCCCATATGCAGAACGTCGAGCTGATCCTGGCCAATGACGAACGCTGGGCTGGGGTGATCAGTTACAGCGCCTTCAGCTCGAAGATCGTTAAGTTGCGTGCGGCCCCTTATGGCGGTGGCACGGGCGATTGGGCCGACATCGACGATATGCGTGTCATGAAGTGGCTCGCGCAGCAGTACAACTTGCGGGTCAAGGCGTCCCACGTGATCGAGGCGGTCAGTGTGGTTGCCCATGACCATGCCTTTCACCCGGTGCGCCAGTACCTGCAAAAGCTGGAGTGGGACCGAGTGCCACGCCTGGAAAGCTGGTTGACTGACGTCATGGGCGTGAAGCCCAGCGACTACACGTCCAAGGTCGGTAAACGCTGGATGCTCTCGGCTGTAGCCAGGGTGATGAAACCCGGCTGCAAGGCCGACTCAGTGATGATTCTCGAAGGGGCTCAGGGCGCTGGTAAGTCAACGGCGATGAGCATCCTCGGCGGCGAGTGGTTCATGGACACGCCGTTCGCCCTGGGCGACAAGGACGGTTTCCAGGCAATCCGCGGTAAGTGGATCGTCGAACTGGGCGAGCTGGACAGCTTCAACAAGGCCGAGTCGACCAAGGCCAAGCAGTTCTTCTCGGCATCCACTGATACCTACCGCGAGAGCTACGGCCGCAGGACTATGGACGTGCCACGCCAGTGTGTTTTCGTGGGTACGACCAACCAGGATGAATACCTCAAGGACGCCACGGGCAACCGCCGCTATTGGCCGGTGGCATGCACCAAGGTCGAGCTCGAGCTGCTGCGGCAGATCCGCGATCAGCTGTGGGCCGAGGCCATGTTCTGCTATGAGGCGGGCGACCTCTGGTGGGTAACGTTGGACGAGGCGGCGATGTTCGGCGAAGAGCAAGACGAACGCTTCGTGGTGGATGAGTGGGAAGGTCCAATCCTGACCTGGCTTGAAGAGTCGCAGATCGGCGAAACCACCACTGGCAGTGAGGTGCTGGCCAGTGCACTGAAGCTCGACTACGGGCATTGGGGCAAGCCGGAGCAGATACGGGTCGGGGCGATCATGCATCGGCTGGGTTGGCGGCGTGTGCGTTTGCCGGCGTTGGTGAAAAGCGGTCAGCGGCCCTGGGCTTACAAGAAGCCGGCTGGGTGGGGCGGTGCGTCAGCGTTGCAGCGGGAAGCGTTCGAGGAGCCTTGCTTTGATTAAGCGGATCGACGACATGCTCAAGCTGTGGGCTGAGGATCTGCATAGTCCGCACGAAGGTGGCTCGGAGCTGGGCGGCGGCAACATGATCGCGATGCTGATGGAGTGTAAGGGCGAGCTGATACGAGGGACTCGCGGCAGTCGGGTGTTGCTGGACGAGTCGGCGGATATCGAGCTGATCGTGAACAAACATCTGCCTGCGCAGCTGTCGGTTCTTGTCCGGGAGCACTACTGCAACCACGACAGCTTCTTGTCGCAGAAGATGTTGCATTGTGGGTGCAGTGCGCCGACCTACTACCGCCGCCTGCATGAAGCTCATGTACTGATCGACGGCATGCTGATGGGGAAGGCCGCGTGACCTCAGGCATGACCTCGGCTGTCGCTGTCCCATTGGCCCGTGTTTGCCCCATTGCGTTTAGGTGCGATGGGACAAGTGCGGGCCTTGTGTTTGTTGCCCTGTCCCATAGTCCCATCCAAGAACGCATCCCGCTCGTGTGAGCGAAGCACAAGCCTGTACGCGCTGTCGCGCGTATGCGTGTTTTTAGATTTTCTTCTTTACACGAGAAAAAGTAGAAACAGATAGGACAATGGGGCAGAGCCCCGAATTTAGGCGCTCTCAGGAGTCCCATACTGATTCTGATGTATGGGACATATGAGACACCGCCGAACCAACAGAATGCCGTGGGGAGATATTCGCCGATATTCGCCAGACATTCGCCCGGTGTAGCCCACTTATTCACCGGGTGGCATTAAAGTGGGGTTGCTGCCATGAGAATCGACCTGTAAAAAGTAGCCATCTTCGATAGGTGCGACCGCAGAGAGCGGCAGACACCACACTCACCAAACCCGGCCCTTGTGCCGGGTTTTTGCGTTTAAGGGGCAGGGGAATGACGAACGAGCAGCAAACGCTGGTGGACATGCCGATCTGGATGCTGATCGTGCTTTCACTGGTCGGCGGTGTTTCCGGAGAGATGTGGCGAGCCGACAAGGCGGGCGCCCGGGGCTGGTCCTTGATTCGCCGCCTGGCGCTGAGATCGGGAGCCTGTGTGGTATGCGGGCTTGGCACCATCATGCTGTTGCACGCCGCCGGGGTTTCGATTCTTGCTGCAGGCGGGATCGGATGCCTCACGGCAATGGCCGGCGCCGATGTTGCGATTGGCCTGTACGAACGCTGGGCCGCAAAGCGGTTGGGCGTTTCCGATCTGCCTCCCGGCAGCGGCGGGGCAGTCTGAAATTGCCGGGGACCCTGAGGATATCCAGAGGACACGGGGCTCGAAACCCGCGGGAAAGTGTTAGCGGCAGGGCTGCCAGCTTACTGAAATTCAATCCATTGAAATTGAAAGGTTTCCATTGAAAAACCGTTGAAAAGGAGGGCTCATGGCAGAACCACTTTTCCTGTCAAAGAGCGCCTTCGCGGCTCGCCTTGGCAGGGCGCCCAGTTACATCACCTGGTTGAAAAACAACAACCGACTGGTGCTGACCGATGACGGCAAGCTGGTGGATGTTCTGGCCAGCGAGGCGTTGATTCGCGACACCGCGGACCCGAGCAAGGCCGCCGTCGCCGACCGCCACCAACAGGAGCGGATTCAGCGCGACGTTTACGGCCAGCTCTCCACCTCGGCCGAGCCGACTTCCACGGCTGCGCCGCCGCCCGCGATCACACCTGCGGGGCAGCTTCCCGACTTCCAGAAGGCACGTGCACTGCGCGAACACAACCTGGCCCAACTGGCGGAAATCGAGCTGCACAAAGCAAAGGGGTCGCTGGTTGTCATGAAGGCCGTGGAAACCGGCGCTTACAACGCTGGCCGCCTGCTGCGTGATCAGCTGCTGGGCATGCCGCCGCAACTGGCCCCCGAGCTGGCAGCCATGACGGACCCTTGGGAAATCGAGAAGCACCTGACGGCGGCGCTCCGCCGCTCGCTGGAGGATGCCGAGCGGCTGTCCTCGGCGGACCTTGAACACGACCTAACGAGTTAAGCCCATGCCCACGGAATTTCCTGACGGTGCAGAGGTGTACCGCGAGGCGTATTTCCGAGGGCTGCGACCTGACCCGGATCTCTGGATCAATGAGTGGGCCGACGATTACATGCGCATTCCGCGTGATGCCGGTGCCGCCGAGCCCGGCCAGTACCGCACCTCGCGCACGCCGTATGCACGCGAGCCTATGCGTTGCCTGTCACCGGCTCACCCCTGTAAGCGAGTGGTCACCATGGTGGCCTCGCAGTTGATGAAAACGCAGATCGCCTTGAACTGGATTGGTGGCCTGATTCACATGGCGCCGTCCAACATTCTGGCGCTGCTGCCAAGCCTCGGCCTGGCCAAGCGGGTGTCGTCCCGGATCAATAAAACGATCAAGGCTACGCCGGTTCTGCGCGAGCGTGTGGCTTCCAGTCGCTCGCGGGATGCGCGCAACACCATGGACACCAAGGAGTTCGAGGGTGGTTCGTTGTACGTCACCACCGCCGGGTCGGCGGCCAACTTGGCCGAGCTGTCGGCGCGCTATGTCTACGGTGACGAGATTGACCGATGGCAGGTGGACGTGGGGGAAGAGGGTGACCCTATCGAGCTGGCGGAGACTCGGGGGAGCACCTTTGGCCGAAACGCCAAGTTCTACTTCTCCAGTTCGCCGACGATCAAGGGCGCCTCCCGGATCGACGATCTGTTCCAGGGTAGCGACCAGCGTTACTTCTACGTCCCTTGTCCGACCTGTGGGCACATGCAAACCCTGGAATGGGAGCGCCTGTACTACTCGAAGGACTACAACATTGTGCATTACCAGTGCGCAAACTCTGACTGTGACGTGCTGATCGAGGAACACCACAAAGGCGAAATGCTCGCCAAAGGCGAATGGCGCGCCCACGCCGAGGGTGACGGCGAGACGATTGGGTTCCACCTCAATGCGCTGTACTCGCCGCCGGGCTGGATGGACTGGCGGTCCCTGGCCAAGCAGTTCGAGAAAGCCAAAAAGGCCCAGGCTAAAGGCGACCTTGAGCCCATGCAGGTGTTTTACAACACCCGTCTGGCGAAGGTCTGGGACTCAGCGCAAGAGCAGACCAAGGCCGACACGCTGAAGGCCAGGGCACGGCTGGAGACTTACGGCCTCGGCTCGATGCCGGCCGGGGTGTTGATGATTACCGGCGCTGTCGATGTACAAGCCAACCGCCTGGAATTTATGGCGATGGGCTGGGGCGTTGGTATGGAGCGCTGGGTTATCGACTATCAGATCGTCGCGGGCGACCCCGCGGACGAGCGCACCTGGGCGGCGTTGGACGAATTGCTCAAGGTCAAGTATCGCCATCCGTGCGGCGTCGGGTTGGGCATTCTGGCGGTGGCGGTCGACTCTGGCGGCCACCACACGGACGAGGTTTACCAGTTCTGCCGTGTGCGGCGCTGGCGCAACGTGTTTGCCATCAAGGGTGCGAGTAAGCCCGGTAAGCCAGTGATTGCCCAGCGGCCATCCATGGTGGATGTCACCTGGAAGGGTCAGACGGAGCGGGGTGGTGCCGAGCTGTGGTTTGTTGGTACTGACACGGCAAAGGACTGGATCTACAACCGCTATCCGTTCGAGTCCGGACCAGGTGCCTTGCACTTCGCCAATGATTTGCCCGATGACTTCTTCGCGCAGTGCGTGGCGGAGCGCAAGGTCGCTCGCTACGTGCGGGGCCATAAGCGCATCGAGTGGGTCAAGGGCAAGGCCGAGCGCAACGAGGCGCTCGACCTGATGGTGTACTGCCTGGCAATGGCCCATTACTTGGGCCTCAACCGCTACAAGGAACACGACTGGGAGCGGGTGCGTCAGGCCCTGGCTCAGTCCGGGCTGTTCGACGATGCCCAGGGCATCAAGCCCGTTCAGGGCGAGCGCCTCAGCAGTGCCGATGTGTCGGTGCCTGAATCAGCAACGCAACAACCCGCACCGCAACCCCTTGCACCGGCTGTGCAATCGCGACCGGCTGCACCACCTCAACGCCGCAGCTCCAGCAGCGGTTACCTGAAGAGACGCTGATATGTCCTTTACCCAGAAGCACCTCGACGCGGTCGAGGGGGCCATTGCGCGCGGTGAGAGAACTGTGCGCTACGGCGACCGCACCGTGGAATACCGGTCCATCGACGAGCTGATCAGGGCTCGCGACGAGATCCGCACCTCGCTGGTCAACTCGGCCGCGCCGCGCTCCCGCGTGGTTCGGATCTATCACGGAGGCAAAGGAGTCTGATGGCCCGACATTATCCGACGCTGAGCCGTAGCGGATTCTTGTTGCCGTCGAACATCAAGGCCAGTTACGAAGGCGCCGGAGAGGGCCGCCGGTCCACTGGCTGGGATGCTCCCGACAACGGGATCAACAGCATCAACACCCCAGCGCTGCGCAACCTGCGTGCCCGTTCGCGGGCAGCAGTTCGCAATGATCCGTATGCCTTCAACGTGATCGACAAGCGCGTCAGCAACCTGATTGGCACCGGCATCACGCCAAGGCCGCGAATCGAAGACGACACCCTGCGCAATTTGCTGCAGGAGCTGTGGGACGACTGGGTCGATGAGTCGGACGCCGATGATCGTACCGACTTCTATGGCCAGCAGGCGCTGGTCGCCCGGACGGTTGAGACCTCGGGCGAATGCTTTGTGCGACTGCGTCCACGCAGTCTGGAGGAGGGCCTAGCGGTTCCTCTCCAGCTCCAGGCGCTGGCGCCTGAGTTCGTGCCTCACGACAAGTACGAGACCACGCGAGACGGTAACTTAATCCGCGCCGGGATCGAGTTCACCCCAGGCGGCAAGCGGGTGGCGTACTGGATGTACCTGGCACATCCGCGTGATGCCACATCGCTGAACGCCGGCTACAACCAGCTGGTGCGAGTGCCGGCCACTCAGGTGTTGCACATCTTCGAGCCGGTCGAACCGGGCCAACTGCGCGGTGTGCCGCGCCTTTCACCGGTTCTGAAACGCCTGCGCAGCCTCGACAACTACGACGACGCCGTGCTGTTCCGGCAGGAGGTGGCCAACTTGTTCGCCGGCTTCATCAGTCGACCGGCGCCGGATTCTGGTCAAGCACCGAGGGATCCGGTCACCGGCCAGCTATTGACGCTCGACCATGATGGCTTCACGCCCATGGTCGCGCTGGAGCCCGGAACCATGCAGGAGCTAGCACCGGGTGAGGAGGTGGAATTCTCCAAACCACCGGACGCAGGCAACAACTATCCGGACTTCATGCGACAGCAACTGATGGCCGCTGCTGCCGGTACGGGCACGCCTTACGAGATCCTCACCGGCGACATGCGGGAGGTTAATGACCGGGCGTTGAGGGTGGTCCTCAACGAGTTTCGGCGGCGCCTGGAGCAGCTGCAGTTCAGCGTGTATGTGCATCAGCTCTGCCGGCCAGTACGGGCAGCGTGGCTGGACATGGCGATCCTGTCAGGTGCCGTAGAACTGGCCGACTACGCGCAACGACGCCGCGAATACCTGCGCACGCGTTGGGTTCCACAAGGCTGGGCCTACATTCAGCCGGTACAGGACGTACAGGCTCGGCGGATGGAAGTTCAGGCAGGGTTCGCATCTCGCAGCGAGATGTGTCTGCGCACCGGTTATGACGCTGAAGCGGTCGACGCAGAAAACGCCGCCGATCTGGCACGGGCGACCAGCCTGGGCCTCAACTACACAACCCTCGATGCCGTCGAGCCGCTCGAGGACAAGGAGCAACCATGAGCAAAACAGCGCGACTGCGCATTTACAACCGCGCCGGCAAGCAAGTGCAGGTCAAGGACAAGACCTGGTACGCGTTGCAGGTCAACGGCGAAGCCACGGAACGGCTCATTGAAATTTTCGTTTACGGCGAGATCGGCACCTGGGGCATCACCGCCAATCAGTTCGTGCAGGATCTGCGCGCCCTGGATGACGGTGTTTCTCCGGTGATCGCAGCATTCAACAGCGTCGGTGGTGACCTGTTCGACGGACTGGCCATGCACAACGCATTGGCGCGCCTGGGCGAGCGTTGCACGGGGCGTATCGATGCCCTGGCGGCCAGTGCGGCCAGTGTTGCGGTATGCGGAGCGCACAAGGTAGTGATCGCGAGCAACGCCATGCTGATGATCCACAACCCGTGGACCTACGCCTCGGGCGATGCCGAAGACTTCCGCAAGGTGGCTGATGTGCTCGACCAGACCATGGAAGCCATCATTGCCGCCTATAAGGCGAAGGCGCCGGACATCGATGAGGCCGAGTTGCGGCGATTGGTCGATGCTGAAACCTGGCTGACTGCCAACGAGGCGGTGGCTTTGGGGTTGGCAGACGAAATCGGCGACGGGGTGAAGGTCAAGGCTTGCCTCGGTCAGGGCGTGGTGCTGCAACGCTACCAGCATGCTCCTGCTGAGCTACTCGCTCAGTTCAATGAACCGCCGGAGTCGGATCCCGAGCCGGAGCCTGACAACCCGCCTCCTGCGCCGGCCGTCTCCGATGCGTCCAAGCTGGCCCTGATGATCACCCAGCGCTGCGCCGCGGGGGGCATCAGCAATCTGGTAGAGCCGTTGCTGGCATCCACCAAGCTGGAAAGCGAATCCATCGTCCTGGCTGCATTGGACCGGGCCAAGGCCGTGCACGACCTTTGTGTCGCAGCTCGATTGCCCGAGTTCAGCGTTGAGTACGTCAAGGCTGGACTGGATGTGTCGGCTGTTCGGGCTCGTCTGTTCGACAAAATCGTCAGTAGTGGCAAGGGCTTTGAAATCGACAGCAGCCTGCCGCTGGAAAGCGATCCGCCACCCAAGATGCAGGCCAGGCAGATTGATCAGCCCTCTATCTGGGCTGCCCGCCAGGTCGCACGTACATCCGCAAAAGGAGCAAGACCATGACCATTCAACGAGAGCCAATGCACGCGGGTGAGTTCCTGCTGTCCGAGGGTGCCGGCACCATTTCTCGCGAAGCCATCAACGTTCAGGCCGGCCCAGCGTTGGAGCCCGGCCAGATCCTCGGGCTGGTCACGGCGACCGGTGAGTTCGCCCCTTACAACCCGACCGCTGAAGACGGCAGCGAGAACGCCCAGGCGATTCTCTATGGCCCGTTGGGCGAGTCTGAGGTGGTGCGGCGAGGCCGTGCTGTGGTGCGTCTGGCCGAGGTTAGCGAAGCGCACCTCACTGGCCTGGATCCTGCCGCTGAAAAGGCCCTGGCCACCCACTTTGTGATTGTTCGCTAATACCAAAAGGGCCCGCCCGGGTAGATTAAAGTCGGCAGCCTCGAAAGGGGCCAAGACAACCACCCGGACGGACCTCTAAAAGGTAGCCGCACACGGTGCCGCTATCCATCAGACAAATCCCAAACCCGCCTAAGCGGGTTTTTTGCTTTCTGGAGAAAGATTCATGGCTGACATTCAGATCTTCAACGATGACGCGTTTTCCGTGTCGTCCCTCACTGCCGCCATCAACGAACAGGAGTACCTGCCGGGCCGCATCAGCAGCCTGGGCCTGTTTCATGAGGAGGGCATTTCCACCCTCACGGTGCAGATCGAAAAGGACGGTGACACCCTGGCCCTGGTGCCAGCAGGTGAGCGTGGCACCTCGGGGTTGGTGGTTGGAAGCAGCAAGCGCAACCTGATCCCCTTCAACACCGTGCACCTGCCTCAGCGCTTCGCCATCAAGGCCGACGAGATCCAGGGCATTCGTGCCTTCGGTACTCGGTCGGAGCTGCAATCAGTGCAGGACGTGGTCAACAAGCGTCTGGCCAAGTGCCGTCGGCAGTTGGATATCACACACGAGTTTCAGCGCATGGGTGCGCTGAATGGCCAGATCCTTGATGCGGACGGCAAGACTGTCCTCTTGGACATCTACAAGACCTTCGGGGTTAATCGCAGGAAGATGTCCATGGGCCTCGCCAGTCCCGATACCGAGTTGCGGGTGAAATGTGGTGAGGCGCTGGACATGCAGGAGGAAGCGTTGGGCAGCATCACCAGCAGCGGATCCCGTGCTCTCTGCGGGAAGAACTTCTGGAACAAGCTGATTGTTCACCGCTCGGTGAAGGAGACTTACCTGGCCAGTCAGCAGGCAGCGGCGCTGCGTGGTGATGCCCGTGAAAGCTTTGAGTTCGGTGGGGTCGTCTGGGAACGCTATCGCGGCAAAATAGCCGGTCAGGCCTTTGTTCACGATGACAAGGCGCAGCTGATCCCCGAGGGGGTTCCAGATCTGTACATCTCGAGGTTTGCACCGGCTGACTACATGGAAACGGTCAACACCCAAGGCCTGCCGTACTACAGCAAGATCGAGCCAATGCCTTTCGGCAAAGGCATGGCCGGCGAAGCGCAGTCCAACCCGCTGCACCTGTGCACTCGACCACTGGCGCAGATCCTGCTGGAACTCTGATCATGGGCATTCGCGATCTGATACGCGATGTCGATGAAGCCGTGTTCTCGACCCTGGGCGACTCTGCCCGGATCGAGGGCAAGGAGGAGCCTGTGCTGGGGATGTTCGCAGCACCCTGGCTTCAGCCTCGTATGGGGCGGATCAGCACGCCCATACGTGAGCCGCGGTTTGAGATCCGCGTCAGCGATTCCGGTGGTCTGCGCCAGGGCCTGCTGGTAACGGTAGATGTGCCGGAGCTGGACGGTGGGGGCGACTACGATCTGATGAGCCTGGAGCCATCTGGTGACGGTCTGGTCGCTCTCATTCTGAGAAAGCGGCCATGAGCGTCGGCAGCTATTACAAGCCCTCGGCCAGCGGCGGGATGATTTCTCTGCAGGCGTCGTCGGCTGATCTGCAGGCGTTCAAGGACTTCGCGGCGGTGGTGCCCAAGGCTGCTGCTGCGGCTCAGCGGAGAGCTATCAACAAGACCATTGGGTGGTTGCGCACGCATATTGCCCGGGCTGTCAGCCGGTCGGAGCGGGTCGCTCTGGCGGCCGTCCGGCAGCGACTGCGCAGCTATCCGGTTTCCAATGGCGCCCAGGTCGGCAAGCTGTGGTTCGGTCTCAATGCCATTGAGGCGAGCCGCACCGGTCGAGCCCGGCAGAACAGGTCCGGGGTGTCGGTCGCGGGGCGGCGCTTTCAGGGTGCGTTCTTCAAAACGGTTTACGGCAACAGCCCCGATATCTGGATCCGTACTGCGAGCAAACACTTCGATGCTGGGGACTATCCCGACAGCGAGGTGACCAGGCAGGTCGGCGCGAGTTCGGGGTGGATCGCCGAAAACGACAACCGCTTTCCCTTGGCCAAGGCCAAGGTTTCGCTGGAACAGGCGCGACCGCACTTTGACAGCTGGACGCGTAAGGCCGACCAACGCTTGCTGCAGGTCCTGCAGCAGGAACTCAACTTTGAACTGCAAAAGTATCTGAAGGGGAATGCCCGTGGCTGATGAAGAATCCAGCCTCCAGCAGTTTTATGGGGCCATCGAGCAGCACCTGCAGTTAAATTTGCCCCGTGTTGCGATTGTGAAGGTTTGGCCGGTCATTGGAACCAGCATCCCGCTTCCGGCGATCTTCATCGAACTGGCAGAGTTCGAGCCGGGGAGGGATCCGGGAACAGGCGAGGCGGGGTTGGTCTGCAAGATGGAAGCCCGGATTGTGACTGACCCACTTCATGCTGATCACCATCAGCAAGCGGTGTTTCTGGCAGGGCGGCTCGCGGTGTTGTTGCGCATGCAGACCTGGGGGCTTGAGGTCGATCAGGCCGAGTTTGTCCAGGCCATGCAGGACTGGACGAAACCAGAGCTGGATAGTTACACCGTCTGGCTGGTGGAGTGGACGCAGCAGATCTACCTCGGCGAGGAGGAATGGCCGTGGCCGGATCAGCCGCCAGGTACTCTGATGTTTGGCGTCGATCCAGATACAGGGCCGGGCAATGAGGACAAGTACATTTCGCCGGAGTCGCTGCTATGAGCTACGCGAGCGCTCAGCATGATCGCATGCTGGCCGGCGTGGTAAAGGATTGCTACGTCGTTGCCCTGGACCTGTCGGCATCGCCTCCTGTATGCCGTGTCTCGGATGGTGAGTGGGTCAGTGGCTGGGTTCGCTGGCACAGCGTTGCAGCCGGTAAGGCGCGACACTGGCGGCCGCCGAGCTTGAATGAGCAGGGCACCCTGATCAGCGCCAGTGGTGACGTGGCGCAGGGCACGTTCGTACCCGGTTTGTACGGTAATGCTGGCCCGCCTCCGGACAATCGTGATCATGTCGAAGTCTGGCGCTTCGACGATGGCGGTTCGTTGGTATACGACTGGGAGGCCAAGACCTACACCATCACTTTGCCGAGCGGGACAGTGACCATCAAGGTCGGCTCAACCGCGGCCGTGATCACCAATAGTTCGGTCTCGGTGAAGAGCGGCACGATCAGCCTGGAGGGGGCTGTGAATATCAAAGGCCCGGTCAATATCGAGGGGGCTTTGCACGTCACGCAAAACATCACCAGCGATGCGGCGATCCTCGACACCACCGGCAACAGCAATCACCACAAGCACTAGTTATTGCCACCAACCCAGGCCCGCCGTGTGCGGGCTTTTTCATGTCTGGAGAAATCATGGCCAAGCCTCAAGAAGAACCTCTTGTCTCTGCTCCTTCCGCCCCTCTCAGCGTTGCGCCGGTCCAGGCCGGCGGGGAGATCACCTACCGCGACAAAATCTACACCTCGCGAACCCTGATCCTGTCGGCAGAGCGGACGCTGCTGGTGGCCAAGGGCGTTGTAACGGTCAGTGCTTCGGATGCGGTCGCGCTGAAGTACCTCAAGGAAAACGCCGAGTTCGAGCAACTCAAGGAGTGACGTGATGATCGGAATGGATCGCCACACCGGCCAGCCCATCTCCGGCATTGAGCATCTACGTCAGTCAGTGGGCGACATCCTGAGCACTCCCTTGGGGAGTCGTCGGCATCGGCCGGAGTACGGCAGCAAGCTGAGGCGCATGGTCGACCTTCCATTCAACGAAGGTTGGAAAAGCGCCGCTCAAGCCGAGGTCGCTCGGGCGCTGGGCCGGTGGGAGCCTCGAATGAAGCTGCAGCGAGTGCGTGTGGTGTCTTTCCTGGCCGGGAAAATCAATCTGCAAATCACCTGTGAATATCAGGGGATGGGTCGCACGTTGGAGGTGACGGTATGAGTACCCTGGTGGATTTGTCGGAGCTGCCGGCACCGGAAGTGCTTGAGCCTCTGGACTTCGAGACCTCGTATGACGAAACGCTGGGGGTATTTCGAGACTACATGGGGGACAACTGGAGCGCCGACGTTGAAAGCGATCCCGTCACCAAACTGCTGGAGGTGGGCACCTATCTGAAAATCGGCAACCGAGCGCGGGTCAATGACGCGGCGAAGGCGCTGATGGTGGCTTACGCCATCGGTGCAGATCTGGAGCAGTTGGCGGCCAACGTCAATCTCAAGCGCCTGGTGATTCAGGAGGCTGACCCCGATGCAGTGCCGCCGGTTCCGGAGGTGCTGGAATCTATCGATGCGTTGCGCGAGCGGGTGCAGCTCGCTTATGAGGGGTTGACCACCGCCGGGCCGCGAAACAGCTACATCCTCCATGCGCGCAATGCTTCGGCGTTGGTGGCCGACGCTACTGCTGAGAGTCCGGCGCCGGCTTGTGTTGACCTTACGGTGTTGAGCCTAGAAGGCGACGGCACAGCCGGGCCTGAGCTGTTGGCCGTGGTCGCGGAAGCGGTCAACGATGACGATGTGCGGCCGGTGGGGGATCGGGTGACCGTGCGCAGTGCCGAGATCCTGCCTTTTAGCGTTGATGCGGTCTTGCACATGAAGGGGCCCGGACCAGAGAACGATGCGGCGCTCGCTGAAGCGATCAGTCGTCTCAAGGCCTGGATCAACCCACGCAGGCGGCTGGGCGTTGAGGTGGCACGCTCCGGTGTCGATGCCCAACTCCACGTCGCTGGGGTGGGACGGGTTGAGCTGAGGAACTGGCAGGATTTGGCTCCTACGAAAGCCCAGGCGGCGTACTGCACGGGCTATAGCGTAGTGCTGGGAGGTTGATATGAGCAGCCTCTTGCCGATCAACAGCACCCAGCTGGAGCGCGCCATAGAAGCGGCGTTTTGCGAAAAAACCGAGGTGCCGCTCCGTTCGCTCTACAACCCCAAAACTTGCCCTGTGCACCTGCTGCCGCATTTGGCCTGGGCCTGGTCGGTGGATCGCTGGGATTACCGATGGTCCGAGGCAGTGAAGCGTTCGGCCATAGAAGCGTCGTTCTACATCCATGCGCACAAGGGGACCATTGGCGCACTGCGTCGTGTCGTTGAGCCGCTGGGCTACCTGATTGAGGTAGTCGAATGGTGGCAGACCGAGCCCGAAGGCGTGCCCGGCACTTTCGCGCTGAAAGTGGGTGTCCTCGATACTGGGATCACTGAGGAGATGTATCTGGAGCTTGAGCGTCTGATCGACGACGCCAAGCCAGTCAGCCGGAAACTTACTGGTCTCGACATAACGCTTGAAACCCAACTGAACGCCTACGTCGGCGTTGCTGTTTATGACGGCGACGAGATCGACGTGTACCCCTGGAGCAATCCCGACATCGACGTGGTGGTTCAGGGTTACGGCGGCGTCAACGAATACTCGATCGACGAACTGGATGTATACCCCCATGGTTGATAAGAACTCTATTTTTGGCGGCATGCTCACAACGCTTGGGGCCGCAAAGAAAACCAACTGCGATGCCCTCGGTATTCCGTGGGAGCTAAGTTACATGTTGATCGGCGATGCCAACGGCACCGATCCGGTCCCTGATCCTTCACAGACAGGACTGATCAATCAGGTTTATCGGGCTCAGATCAACCAGCTGTACGTTTCTCCAACTGACGACAGGGTGCTTGTCGCCGAGGTTGTCTTGCCACCTGATGTGGGTGGATGGTGGATTCGTGAGTTGGCCCTGGAGGACAAGGACGGTGTGTTCTCCGCCGTGGCCAATGCTCCGCCGAGTTACAAGCCGCTGCTCGGGCAAAACTCTGGGCGTCACCAGGTGGTGCGAGTGCACGTCATCACCAGCAGTACTGCGAATATCCAGCTGAAGATCGACCCGTCGGTGGTGTTGGCGACTCGTGAATTCGTAGAAACGCGAATTCGGGAGGAGCTGTACAAGCTGGATAGCAAACAGTCGGTGCGAGTTGCGACCACAGCCAACATCGCGCTTACAGGGCTTCAAACCATTGACGGCATCGTGCTTGCGGCGGGTGACCGAGTGTTGGTAAAGAACCAGGTTGCTGCAAAGGACAATGGTTTGTACGTTGCTGCTGCCGGTTTTTGGATGCGTGCTGCAGATGCCGACTCCAATGCAGAGGTAACCTCGGCCCTGCTGGTCTCCGTTGAGCAGGGGGCCTCCCAGGCTGATACACGCTGGCAGTTGATCACGGATGGCACGATTGTCCTGGGCACAACCGCCCTGACGTTCCAGAACGTGACGCAAGGATTTGCGCCGATCAACTCCCCTGCATTTATGGGTACTCCAACAGCCCCGACGCCTGCGCGATTTGATAAAACTCCACTCTTGGCAACTACAGAGTTTGTTCAACTTTCAAAGGGCGGCTACAGCGGATACGCAGAATATCAAGCGGCTAGCGGGAGTATTCCGGTTAGCGATGCAGGGAAGTACATCGGCTTCAACTCTGGCGGGGCTCAATCCTATTCGTTGCCCGATGCAAACACGCTTCCGCTTGGGGTAAGTTTTTTTATTGAAGCTGTAGGGCCGGCTTCTGTTTTGACCTTGACCGCGCCTAATACAACTTTCACAGGGGTAAGTGCACAAGCGCCTTCTAGTTCTTTCAGGCTTCGTGACAGTGCGTGCGAGTTTATCGTTATTGGTGGGTCATACAGAGTGGTTGGAGGCGGCGGTAAATCTCTGGTCGCGAGAAATGGTTATGAGCGGATGTCAAATGGCCTGATTCGTATGTGGGGGGATGGTGGTGCTGGTGGTCATGCAAGTCACTGTGCATTTGGCAACTCGATTGCCAAGACGACTTATAACGCCTTTCCGATCCCATTCCCCAACGAGTTGTTCGGCGTTGTCGCTAATCACAATAGCGCTGGTGTTTCAACAGTATCTATCGTAACCACGGGGGAGACCGTTAACGGATTTTATGCCGCAGCGAGTTGGTCTGTTGATTGCTCTGTCCGCTGGTCTGCCATTGGGAGGTAAGCATGAAATTTAGCCCTAGCAATCTTCAGTTTTATCCTGACGATATTGGCTACGAAATGACGGATATACCGGGCGATGTTATCGACATTCCGCCAGATGATTTTGCAGCGGCGATGGATCGCGCTCCAGGTGAGTCGCTCAAACTTGAAAATGGTCGTGTCGTTATTGTCCCGGCACCTGAGATCGATACTGTTGAGCGGTTGGTCGCGCTTGAACGCTATTGGCGTTCGCAGCAACTTGCGCAAACAGATGCTGTTGTGACCCGTCATCGTGACGAGCTTGAAGACGGCTTAGAAACCACGTTGACTCCCGCGCAGTATGCAGAGCTTCAGGTGTATCGTCGGTCGCTCCGCAACTGGCCTGAAGCGGGGGAGTTTCCGCTTGCCGAGCACCGGCCAGTAGCTCCACCTTGGCTGGTGGCCGAACTCCAATAAACGCCCCGCACTGACGGGGCGTTTTCTTTTCCATTACGCGTAACACGAACACCCACTAACAGCCTCGCTTATGCGGGGCTTTTTCGTTTCTGGAGATCAATCCTTATGGCTTTCATGCACGGCGTCACGACCTCTGAGGTCAGTACGGGCGCACGCACTATCTCGACACCTTCCTCCTCGATCATTGGGCTCTGCGACACCTTCACGCCCGGGCCGCTGGCCAGTGCCAAGGCGGGTGAGTTGAAGTTGATCACCACCGAGCGCGAAGCCATCGCCGCATTTGGTGCTGGGGCGGCCATCACCAAGGCCTGCCAGGCAATCTACACCAAGGCCAAGGCGGTGATTGTCGCCATCGGCGTTCCTAAGCTGGAAGACCCGGCGCTGCAGACCTCTGCGATTATCGGCGGCGTGCTGGCCTCAGGGCAGCGTACCGGGCTGCAGGCGCTGCTGGACGGCAAGAGCATGTTCAACGCCCAGCCGCGGCTGTTGATCGCACCAGGCCATACCGCCACCCAGGCTGTGGCGACGGCGCTGGATGCCCTCGCGGGCAAGCTCCGGGCTATCGGGATCATCGATGGGCCAAACACCACCGACGAGGAGGCCATGGCTTATGCCCTGAACTTCGGCAGTCGCAACCTCTTCATGGTCGACCCAGGTGTTCGGTTCTGGGATACCGAGGTCAGCGCTACCGTTGATGCGCCTGCCTCGGCCTGGGCGGCGGGACTGTTCGCCTGGACCGACGCGACCTACGGTTACTGGGCTTCACCGTCGAACAAGGAGTTTGCCGGCATCACCGGTACCAGTCGGCCTATCGAGTATCTGGACGGCGATGAAACCTGCCGGGCCAACCTACTCAACAACGCGAAAATCGCCACGATCATTCGTGATGACGGTTACCGCCTCTGGGGCAATCGCACGCTTTCTAGTGATCCGAAGTACGCGTTCGTCACCAGAGTCCGCACGCTCAACATCATCATGGATGCCATCCAGGCCGGTCATAAGTGGGCTGTGGACCGCTCGATCACCAAGACCTACGTCAGCGATGTGACCGAGGGGTTGCGGGCCTTCATGCGCGATCAGAAGAACCTGGGCGCAGTGATTAACTTCGACGTGTACCCGGATCCAGAACTGAACACTGCCAGCCAGATCGAGCAAGGCAAGGTGTACTGGCGGATCCGCTTCACCGACGTGCCTCCGGCCGAAAACCCGAATTTCCTCTTCGAAGTCACCAACGAGTGGATGACTGAAGTTCTCGAAGCCGCCTAAGGAGGCCGCCAATGTCAATGATTCCTGAAGTTCTCTCCAACACCTCCATGTTTATCGACGGCATCAGTTTCGACGGAGACGCACCGAGTGTGACTCTGCCGAAGGTGACTCTGAAAATGAATCCCTACCGAGGCGGGGGCATGGCCGGCGAGATCGAGATCCCGACCGGTGTGGAGAAGATGGAAGCATCTTTCACTACCAGCGGTGCGCGGCGTGATGCGCTTAAGTGGTTTGGTCTGTCGGACCGGACCTCCTGCAGCGTTGTGTTTCGTGGTGCATTCCGCGGTGTGAAAGGGCGAGTGACCCCAGTCATTGCCACTATGCGCGGCGGCATTAAAGAGGTCGACATGGGTGACTGGAAGGCCGGTGACCCCGCAGAAACCAAGCATGCTGTGTCGGTGAATTACTACAAGCTCGAAGTCGGTGGGGTAATGGTCTACGAGATCGACATGGTGGGCATGGTGCTGGTCGTAAATGGCGTCGACCAGTTGGCAGATGAACGTTCGGCCCTCGGCCTCTAAGGATAAATAGCAATGACTCAAGCAACTGCAAAAGCAAAAACTGACATGCCCAAATGGCTGGAAATCACCAGCGAAGGTTTCAGCATCACGCTTAAACACCCCACTGAGCTTTGTCATGCGATGGTCGACAAGGTGGCGATGCGTTCTCCCACTGTGCGGGAGGTCAGTGCTGCCGAGATGGCCTCAAATGGCGACGCTGAAAAGCGTGAATTGATGCTGTTCTCGTCTCTGACCATGATCCCGGTCGAGGATCTGAGATCGTTGAAGTATCGCGATTACCGGCGTCTCCAGGCCGGATATTTTCGTCTGGTCGACGAAGACGAACTTTAACTCCGGCACCCTGAAAATATTGGCCAAGCGCTTGGCAAAAGAGACGGGGTTCTCTGCTGCCGAGATCCAGGCCATGCCTTTTAATGACGTGGTGTGGTGGCTCACGGATTGAGCCTCCCTCGATTCATCTGGATGACGTAGGGCACGGTTATGGCGAAGAAAGTAGCGCTCGGCCTAGTGATCGGCGGGGCTGTTGACTCGACGGTGGGCAAGGCCTTCAAGGACGTCGAAAGCAAGATCAAGCATCTGGATGATGTGGGTGCGAAAGCGCGGGTTCTGCAGAACACAATCGGCGACACGATCCGGCTCCGTGAAGAGTGGCGCAAGGCCCATGCCTCGGGCGCAGAAGGGGCCTCGAAGCTGTTGAACAGGCTGGATGCCAACCTCGACATCCTGAAAAAACAGGGTATCGAGGTGGGGCGGTTGAACAAGGCTTACACCACACTTGGCCGAGTCGCAGTTGGGGCCGAGTTGAAGGCGGTGGGGCACCGGCAGATCGAGGAAGGCCGGGAAGGGATGAAAAGCAGCCTCGGCCAGGCGGGGGCATTCGTGGCTGCAGCGGCGATCCCCACGAAGGTCAGCGCGGACTATCAAGCGATCATTCGCGACATTGCCATCAAGTCGGATATCGTCAACAAGCCGCAAGAGGTCCAGCTGAGCCGGTCGGTGATTGGCACCGCGCGCGATACTGGCATGTCGCGCAATGACGTGGCGGACCTGATTAACCAACTGGTCGGCGCCGGCATGGACGTGGAAAAGGCCATTGCCTACGCACCGACGGCGGCGAAATTTGCCATTGGCCAAGGGTCGTCAGGCGTCGACACGGCAGCGATGATCCAGGCGCTGCAGCAGAACGCAAAGATCACCGATCCGAAGGTCATGCAGCAGGCCCTGGAGGCTATCGCCTACCAAGGCCAGGCTGGCTCGTTCGAGGCGGCCGATATGGCCAAGTGGTTCCCGCAGCTGCTGGCCGGTATGGAGAAAGGCGGCGTCACTGGCCTGGACGCGGTCACGTCGCTGGGGGCAATGCTGCAGGTGCAGATGAAGACCGCCGGCAGCTCCGACGAAGCGGCGAACAACTTCAAGAACTGGATTGAGAAGATCGGCTCAGGTGACATCCAGAGGAACTACGAAAAGGTCGGGATCGACTACCAGAAGTCGCTGAATACCGGGTTGCAAAAGGGCATGAACGTCTTTGAGGCATCCATGGGGTTGGCGGTGCAGTACGTCGAGAAGACCGACCCGAAGAAGGCCCAGCAGTTGAAAGAGGCTCAGTCCAGGATCGACAAGGAGGTTGACCCGCAGAAGGCCACGGCGGCGCTGGAAGCCCTGGAGAAAAGCCTGCGTACCGGCGACGTGTTTGCCGACATGCAGGTCAAGGCAGCGCTGACCGCCTACGCGCAGAACCGGGGCCTGTACAGCACGCTGAAAGCCGACTCGGCCGACGCGAAAAAGGTCGCAGGCATTCTCGACAAGAACCTTGCCGAGCGGCGCGAAACGTCATCGCAGATCTGGAAAGAGACGTTCCAGTCGATCGATGACGGCATGCGCAGTGTTGGTGACGCCATTCGACCGGTGACAGATGCGGTTGGCGAAGGGATCACCAATGTCTCCCGAAAGCTGACCGAATTGACTGACGAATCACCGCGACTGGTCACCAGTATCGGTGGTGTTGTTGCGGGCCTGATCGCCCTCAAGACTGCGGCCAGCGCAATCAAGATCGGCAAGGGCTTGATGAATGTCGGGCGCGGCACGCTGCTGGGTAATCCGAACATCCCTCAGAAAGTGATTGTGACCAACTTGCCGGCGGGTGGGCTTGGCGGTCTGGACGGCGGCGTCGATGGCAATAGCAAGGGAAGTAAGAAACCCGGTAGAGGTAGGGGGGGCCGAGGAAGGGGCATAGGCGCAGGCGTCAAGGCGCCGGCCATGTTTGCGGCTATCGATGCCGGATTCAAGGCTAAGGATACTTACGACAATGCTGTCACCCAGGATGAAAAGGCCGAGGGCTACGGTGAAGCAGCCGGCGGTTTGGCCGGTACTCTGGCCGGCGCTGCTGCTGGAGCGGCCATCGGTTCGGTGGTGCCGGTTATTGGCAACGTTGTTGGCGGGCTGGTCGGTGGCTATTTCGGTGGCATGGGCGGGGACTATCTCGGCGGTTCGCTTGGTAAGTCGATGTTCGGTTCCGACGAGTCGCTCAAGACCATGCCGGCAGCTGGGCCCTTGATGATGGTCAATGCTGGGAAGGATATCCCGCCGGTTTTGGGGGATATTGCTCGGTCCTTTGCTCCTGTGTCGGTGCCGACCGAAAGCCCTTTGCCTGAGCGAGAGGTAGACGCAGCCGCCCTTGGCGATGTGGCGCGTTCATTGTCGGCGCCTTCCGTGCCGAGTGTGCCAGCACTGCTAGCCCCCGTGGCTGCTGCGCCAAAAGTGGAGGCGCCTAGGGTTGATCAGCGGTTCGATATTCAGGCGCCGCTTTACATCACTGTGCAGGGGGATGTGAAAGATCCGGCCCAGTTAGCGCAGCAGCTGCAGCCATTTTTCGAGCAGCACATGCGGCAAGTCGCGCAGCAGCTGCAGAGCCGCACGCTGTATGACGAGCCGCATGTTTGATCAGGAGGACCTATGGCTTACATGGAACAACTGCAGTCGGGGTTGAAGTACCTGGCTGCTGCAGGTGAGACGGGGCGCCGGAGCCTTGATGGCATGATGGGGCCGGTCAATGGTGCGATCAGTGAGATTACTGGCGCGGCGGCTGAGCTGGAGGGGGTGCCTTTCGTGGGGCCCGCAGTGGGGCAGAAGCTGCAGCGTGTCATGCGCAGCGTGAACGCCGCCCAGGCCAAGGTGGGGCAGGTGGTCTCAACGTACAACAAGGCGTCCCGTGCCGTATCGCAGATCGACGAACGTGTAGGTGTGTTGAAAGAGCAGGCCGCTCGAGCAGCCACAGCCGTCAACAAGATCGCCGGCAACATCAGTCCGGCGCTGGCCAATATCGTTCCGACCAGCTCCTTGCTGGGCGATGCCTCGGTGTTGCCGGAGGCGGTTACACCGTTTCCGCATCTGCTGATTATTCAGCCGCAGGATCCCCAGGCTCAGCCTTACTACTTCAATCTGGACACCGCGGCTTTCGATGAGCTTCGGCGTTCGACGGAATTTCGCTGGGCCTCGCAGGAGCGCTTGACGCGTCGGCCGGCGCAGCAGGCTGTGGGCATGGGGGAGGAGAAGATCACGCTCAAGGGCGCGATCTTTCCGGGGTTTAAAGGCGGTATCAAGCAGTTGGATACCTTGCGCAGCATCGGGGCTCGGCTTGCTCCCGTAACTCTGACCACTGGCTATGGCGATGTCCTCGGCACCTGGTGTCTTAAGAGTTTGGAGGAGGATCAGAGCGAGCTGATGCAAGGCGGTATCCCGCGCAAGCAGGGGTTTACATTGGAGTTTGTACGCTATGGCGACGACATGCAGAACATCTGACGGGGATCTGCTCGACACCCTCTGTTATCAGGTTTACGGCCACCTGAATGGCACCGTCGAGGCGGTGCTGGATGCCAACCAGGGGCTGGCTGAAGAGCCTCAGCCCTACCGTGCCGGTATCGTCATTATGCTGCCGGATATGCCAGCCCCTGCCGGCGAAGTTGTCATGCTCTGGGGTTGAAGGGGGCCTTGGATTTGGTGGGTTTGCTGCTTAGGTGAGGCGTCGATAGACTTATCATTTTTAGGAATGGATAAGGGAATATTTATGGAAAGATCGACTGAACTAAGGAAAGTTAATCGGAGTATCTGGGGGGAGCTTAACTATCGATTGAACTGGATCATTTTCGGCACTATTGGTGCTGTCCTCCTGGCATTCATTCCGGTAATCGGTTGGATATTGGGGGCTGGTGTGATTCTCGCTGTGCTGTGGAAGACGTTCGGTTTTCGAGAGTCGCAACTGGTGGGAAGTTGCCCTGCGTGCACTAAGTTGCTGCCGATTGATCCAAAAACAGATGTGTTTGCCTGTCCTGTGTGTCAGAGCTGCATTGCTGTTGGAGAAGACAAACTAGTTATCGTCAAGATCGACTGAGCTGCAATGCCCTGTCCTTGACAGAAAATGAATTCAACTCAGCCCGCCTTGTGCGGGCTTTTTTATTGAGGAATGTCCATGAAGCCTGCCTTCAGGATTGTTGCTGACGGAGCAGACATCACGGCGCTGATCAATGATCGGCTCCTGCAACTGAAAACCACCGACAAGCCTGGGATGGAGTCGGACGAGTTTGAATTACGGATCGATGACCGCGATGGAGCGGTGGTCTTGCCCGGCAAGGGCGCCAATATTGAGGTGTTCCTGGGTTATGCCGGAACCACGTTGAGCCGGCTGGGCCGGTATGTGGTCGACAAGGTCACCGTTTCAGGCCCGCCTGACACCATCGTCATCACCGGCAAGGCTGGCGATATGCGGGGCAGCGGCAAGACCACGCGCAGTGGCAGTTGGGAAGGTTTACCTCTGTCGCAGATTATCGCGGATGTCGCGGCGCGTAACGGCTGGGAGGTTGTCTGCCCGGTCCAGACAAAGGTAGTGCGTGCTGATCAGTTGGGTGAGTCTGATTTCAACTTTATCACCCGGATTGCCAGGCAATACGACTGCACCGCCAAGCTGGCTGACGGCAAGTTACTGGTCATGTCTCGACAGGGAGGACAGAGTGCCAGTGGCAAAGCATTCAGTGTCGTCACGCTGACACGACAGGATGTCAGCCGCTGGCAGTTCACGCTCGATGACCGTAGCACTCATAAGTCCGTGTCCACGAAGCATCAGGACAAGAAGTCTGGAAAGCTGAAAGTTATCACTCTGGACAACGACGAGTCACCGGATGGTCTGCCAGCCGTTCATACCGACCGCCATATCTACCCGAACAAGTCCTCTGCAGAACAGGCGGCCAAGGCTCGATTGGCTGCGTTCAACCGTTCAACTGCAAGCGTTCGCCTGGAAATGCCAGGGCGAACCGACCTGTTCGCTGAGCGCTCAATCCGTGCTCAAGGCTTCAAGGTCGGCCTCGATGGCGAGTATCTGGTGGACTCGGTCGAGCAGGTGTTCACCCAGGCCGGCTGGAGTACCACCGTCGAATGCAATGGAGGCAAGAAAGGTAAGGCGAAAGCCAAGGGCAAGAAGAAAAAACAAGAGAAACAACTGAAGGTCGTCCAGATCAAGCAGTAACGCTGTGGCCGTTCACGGCGTGTTCAATCCAATGTCTCAATGGAGAACCTGTATGTCACTCACAGAGCAACAGCTGCAACGCATCATGCCCAACGCCCGCCGCCAAGCGGGCGTTTTTGTTTCCGCTCTCAACGCGGCGATGGCCCACCGGCAAATTGATACGCCCAAGCGGCAGGCTGCCTTTCTGGCCCAGGTTGGGCATGAGTCCGGTCAGCTGCAGTTCGTGCGCGAACTGGGTAGCGACCAGTACCTGAGCAAGTACGACACCGGCAGTCTGGCGGCAAGGCTTGGCAACACCCCCGCGGCCGATGGTGATGGCCAGCTCTATCGTGGCCGCGGGCTGATTCAGGTGACCGGCCGGAACAATTACCTGCGCTGCAGCCTGGCCCTGTTCGGCGATGAGCGCCTGCTACGTACCCCTGAGTTACTCGAGCAGGCGCAATGGGCGGCCGAGTCTGCGGCGTGGTTCTGGTGGGTGCGGGAGTTGAATGTTCTGGCAGACCGGGACGACTTCAACGGCATCACCCGTAAGATCAACGGCGGCCTCAACGGCTTGGCGGATCGCCTGGAGTTGTGGGGGCGGGCGAGGGCGGTCCTATGCGCCTGATTGAGCTGATCCCGGCCCATGTCCGGCTACTCGTTGCTGGTTTGGCCTTGATCGCCTTGCTCGGTGGCGTCGCCGCGGTGGTCTGGAAGGTTCAGGACTGGCGCTACGGCAAGCAGCTGGCCGAGCAAGCCCGTCTGCAGGCCGAAAGACTCAATCAGATGACGCTGGTAGCAGCGGCCCGGCAGCGTGAAGAACAAGATAAACGTCTGGCATTGGAGCGGCAGCTGCAGGCCAGTGATCAAACCCATTACCGAGCCTTAAGCGATGCACAACGTGATCAAGGTCGCCTGCGTGACCGTCTTGCAACTGCTGATCTGCGCCTGTCAGTCCTCCTCGACGCTGCCGATGCCAGCAGCGGATGTGCAGTGCCTGCCACCACCACCGCCGGCGGCGTGGTTCATGGAGCCGCACGCGGCCAGCTTGACCCAGCGCATGCTCAGCGAATTATCGGAATCACCAACGACGGCGATCAAGGACTGATCGCCCTGGCGGCCTGTCAGGCCTACGCCAGAAAAGTGTCTACACAGAAGTAAAAAGGAGCGGCCGGTCTGGATGCGTCAACACCCATCTCGGCCGCCGTCCCTGCAGATTGCCCTGAGGGATTAGATCTGGCATGAGCCTTTGGATAACCCATACGACGGATCACCTGTTTGCTTGAGGCAAGTAGCAGCAGCTTCGATATTTGCTGCGATATCTCCATAGGTTTCAATTGTGTAATAATTGTTGCCTTTGCAGCTGACGCAGTAGTCGGTTTTTCCCCATAATATTGAAGTGTTACCATTATTAGGTGATGTAATTTGCTCTAGTTCGTTTGGCGATAGAACAATAATTACTTCTAAGGAGCCGTCGTCAAGGGCTGTGGGTGAAAATTTCATGTGCTTTTCCTTGTATTGTAATTAAAGTGTTGTGGCTATCTCAGTACTAGTACAGTCCTGCGGTTGACGTCCTTGTAGCCGATAAACGGCTGTAGTGTTTTCATATTCGAAATAAACGTAGAGGGATATATTAGGAATTGATATTGCGAGGCTAAATGTTTTCCCAACATGGCTCGGTGTCAGAGCAAATCGTGACATCTACGCTTATTGGATGCCGAAAGCAAATATGATGTGGTAGTTAATTTTCTCTGATTAGGTGCTTCAGTGATGGTAGTTTTGCGTCAAATAGTGCAGTCAATATAAGGCAGCTTTCCTGATACATCTTGTTTAGATAAACGTCATCTGAGAGGATTCCATCGAAGTAGGTGCCATATGCGACTATATACATGTCTACGAAATCGTTGCGGAGTCTATCCGCACGTCTCTCGCGCAGCCCTCCATTTGCTGACCGATTAATAATCATGAGGTAGCTGGCTAAGCAAGCCCTGAAGATGAAGGTGTTTGGAAGCTCGTCGTATGTCGGGCGTTTACGTCGAAATTGGAAATTTGAAAAAACAGTGTTGGCTATAAAAAGTGTTGTCTGAACTATCTTGTTTATCATCTCTTTTGAATAGCTTCCTTGGTTGCGCAGGATTGCTCTTTCGTCTTTGCTATATTCTTTTCCTAAGGATTCCAATGCATCACGCATTTTTCTGGATTCATCAAGCATTTTTTCAAGGTGTGCTTGGGCTAATTGGCCTCGCTCAAATATTTGCTGCTTTATATGATGGTCGCCTTCATTCGCTTTTTTTAGGAGGTTTATGTACTCAGGAAAGTCATTTGTTTGGGTGTGGTCGATCAGTCTTTTTTGCAGTCCTTTACATCTGCCGCTCTGTAGGCAGTTTTTTGCTGTCCCGCTTAATATGATGGCCTGATTTGGAAATAGTGATAAAATTGACATGGATTTTGTTATGCTGAATATATCACCCTTGTATGCCTCCAAAGCGATAAAGTCAGTTAGCACTGCTTTGTTTTTTTGGGACTTCGATAGATATTCGTGAAGTTTTGGTGATGTAAGTTGGTTGCTGTCTATGATTAGCTGCATGTGTTCGGTATCCAAAAAACCTGTTTTTGTGTTGGGTTTTTCTCAAATGAAAGGATTACAGTATCTTGGGCAGTAATAGTTCAGCCCCTTGATTTCTCGAATTTCCCACCTCTAACCCGATCTGATACCACTCGAAAACCTCAGTTGGCTCGCCTTGCAGCAGAGCTATTTGCTCCGCGCGAGCTTTCGATGTTGCTGGATCGAGCCATTCCCGAGCTAGTCGTGGAGCCAGCACCACAGGGCGCCGATCATGGATGTCGACCATACCTGCCTGGGCGTCGGCGGTGATGATAACGAACCCGTCGTGTTCGCCAGGGCCATGGTCAGCGTCAGGAAACCGGCCAATCGAGGCGCAGAGGCAGGGTGCCCCGTCCTTCCGGCGGATGAAGTAGGGCTGTTTCTTCGGCTCGCCTTCGTCGACCCACTCAAACCACCCATCGATAGGGCAAATCGCCCGATGCGGCCAGATCTCCCGGAAGAAGGGCCCGTGCGCGACCTTCTCAACCCGGGCATTTACCGGCGGTGCACGATCCTTGGCCCAGTGCGGCATCCATCCCCACCGCACCAGGTCGGCGTGCGGGCCGTCTTCGGCCTGATGGAGCAGAACGACCATCGTCGTCGGCGCAACGTTGTACCGGTCCAGGGGCTTGTTCTCGATCGACGACAGCCATTTGCCGTTGAGTCCAAGGACGTGGCAGTAGTCATCGATGTACCGGTACTGCGCGATCCTTCCGCACATTTCCAGTCTCCACGCGTCGGAGGAGGTGAACGGCCAGGCTGCAGCCGGTTTCTATACTGTAGACCCCGGTGGCAGGTATCCGTCATGGTGTTGGACATCAAGCAGATCGACGCGCTGGAAGCGTGGTATGCGCTCTTCAATGACCCGGCCTTCGCCGCGGCGTCGCCTGAAGATCGATATGACGCCAGGTTGGAGCTAGCAGACGATATGCTCGCCCGCGGCGTGATAGATGAGGGCAATTGGTGGGAGCTGATAGAAGAGGCAGGTGCAGCCTTTGCCGACGAACTTGGATGAGCGCTATCGTAGGCGCTTCATGTCCTCGGGTCGTATGAGCTTCCGGAGGTCTTCGTTTGTCCGGTCTTTCGCTGTGCACGCTCCGTGTAGGTTTGCCATCTCGCGGCGTAGGCGGGCGGTTTCGCCGGCGCGCTCGCGAAGTCTGGCCCGCGCTTCGTCGCGCTCTTTCTCTGTTTCGGCCTGCAGTTTTACAAGCTTGAATATCTTCTCCCTGGCTTCGCGCAGTTGGGTGGTCAATTCCTGGATTTCGTTCTCAAGCAGCTCTCCGTGCTGTGTTGCCATTTCGAGAGGCGTGGGGATGCCCAGCCAGTCGTCTGTATCGTCGATGTGCACGGTACTGCCTCACATGCTGATGCTGTTTGGATATACAGTAATGGAGCCTTAGCCGGCATGCGATTTGAGGCGACGAGCTGTATTGGTTCCCATGAATGCGCTCATTCGTGCTGGGGTAGGGGTAACCGAATCGACATACCCCGACACAATCGGGGTGTGTTCTATCTAGCGGGGGCTTAACCCGGCTGAGAAGTTGCTTCGTCTAGCTCGGTGTCGTTGGGGATATAGTCTTCATCTTTAGCGGTAGAGTTGTTTTCCAGCGAGGCGCCTACCAGCTCATCAAGACGGCGCTCAATAATGCGCACCACTCTAGGGTCGGATACTTCATAGAGGAATGAAGGTTTACCTCCCAATTCGCCCGGGACAGATCCACTCTGCCGAGCCAAGCCCACATCTGTCCACTTAGTGATTTTGTTTCTTGCGCCTTGGGCACCAATCCTGAATGTGGATTGCACATCTTTGTTCAGGAAAGAGATTTTGCCTAGTCGATATACTTGGTGGAGGGTATCTCTTTTGTACCAGGTTTGGATCGTCTCTTTAGCGTATTTATCTTGGGCTACTTCCACCGAGATCATGTCAATCTTTTGAGGTGCTTCTTCACCGCGCGCATCGTGTTCACGGAAGAGAGTATCCATCAAACGGATAAGCTCGCGAGGCGATCTTAACGACAGTCGGCAGAACTCACTAAAAATCGCTTTAGAATCAATCCCGACTTCGAATATTCCTGAGAAATTCGTTTTACCGTTAGAGAAGAATTCGATTCTACGGTCCAGCATTTGCTGTAATTGCTCAGCTGTCCAAGCGATTTTGGCGTTAGCGATTTTGTCGAGTCGAATCTTCAACTTATCGTTAAAGTGGTCTTCGACGTTACCCCATACGAAGAACATCCATGAAAAGCCATCGACTTCTAGGAGCTGAATGTTTGCCAGAAGAGGGTGGAGCAGACGAGCGGTTGCTTCCACTGAGTTATCGGTTTCGCTTGTTTCGTCGAGTTTGTCTACAAGGACGCAAACACCCGAAAACCCAAAAGTTCGGCAAAGCTCTACCAATTTCGTGAGAATTGCTTTGGCTGTATTAGCTGAGTCGCCCACGAGGCTTGCCAAGATACGCTCGGTAGGGCCTTGAATGTCCAAGTCTTCGTCGACTTTGTTCTTCATGAAGGCTTGGAGAAGTCCAGAAAAAACTGCGCTCACCGAGCCCCATCTTTTACGGATCCAGATCTTACTCTTGGTGGTCCATGCACTCCCTAGCAATATAAAGGCTTCTGCAGTGGACGTCTCTCTATCCATTTCTGGAACGGATAAATAAATGGCTTCTAGCAAGGCGAGTATCAAGGCCTTGTCATGTTTGTCGAGTTCTTTTAGGTAGGCTTCGCGATCAGCGTCCTCAAGGGAGGAAAGCCATGCGAATAGTTGTTCAATGATGAAGAACCCAGCAAGAGAACATATGTCTTTATCGCTTAATTGGCCTCGCTTAAATTTTGGAAGTATTTGAGCGAAGTCAGTAAGGTTGACTATGAATGGTTGCTGGTCTTCTGGGTTAAGAGTGGCGGCTTCCCACGCCTCTTTATAAACTGTAAGTCTTGTCGCACTTTTGCCAGCGCCTCGATCTCCGAACAGGATGAAAGAGCTCAATCCTAAAGAGCGCTGTGCGATCGTTTCAAGATATGGAGGGCGCACCGCGTACGCTGCGATTTCAGGTTCTTTCTCAGCGTTGTAGTGCTCGAAAGGGTTGCCCTTCAAGCCTAGACTTTTCGCGATGTTCATTATGCTCCTATCCCTCGGAATCAAAGCTGTCAAAATAACATCAAGTCTGGGAGAGGAAAAGCGGGTCGGTAGCGGCGATCTGTAGGCCGCTGAAAATTTTGAAAAACTGATTGGTACAAAATTGGTACGGATGATGAGGTAGCGCGCTGTAAACCTTGAAGGTAAAGAGCTCTAGGAAGAGGCATTGAGAGTGAATGGGACAAAAATAGGGTAAACCAGGCGCCAAACCACGCTGATCATGCGTTTATGCACGCCGTCTAAATTTACCGCTTGCCCCAACGATTAAGGCTATTTGCCGTGCTCGAATCGACATACCCCCCCACAATCGGTGTGTCGCGGTAAAAAGACGCTTGAACGCTGGTATGCTTTGTGAGATATCTAAGGTCAGGTGCTGGTGGGCGCCTGCCGCTTGCACTGGCGAAGTCAAACACCACCTAGCTGTAGCGCAATCCCCCTCTTACATGTAGCACCTACCCAGGCGCCACGGTTAGCAAGCAATCGTAATTTTGGCGCCGCTCTGGAGTAGAGCTATGAGTCAGTACAGCTATATCAATCTCATCAAGCGCGAAGCAAAATCCTACGGTAAAGCTTATGGCATCCCCTTAGCTATGGCTCAGGAAAAAATTGCTCGGGATTCTGGCTTTGCACATTTTCATGAAATGGTTGCTGTCTCGAAATCGAATCCTAATGACCAACGTCTTATGATTCGAGCAGTAGGTCTCACAAACTTCAATGAGATTTTATTTGGCGACCCTATTTGGGGGGATTTGAATTTATTGGTTGAAGATGAGTTGAGTGGGCCTATTGCGGAAACAAATGCCGCAGGCTTCATTGTCGAGAATCTGGAGGTGTACACTGCGAATTACGATGAGTCCAATGGCATAGCCACTCTTGAGGTCTACTTCGAATATCAAGGTGAACAAGATGAAGACCGCGTTTGGCATGGCGCCGGATTCTATATTCACGGTCAAATACAGTTGATTTTCCGGGATGGCTGGAGCTTGGTGGAGGATGATGCATTGCTCATAACCGAGTTCAAGACTGACCAGGACCTGGATCACGAAATCGAAGCAGAACATCAGTATGAGGAATATCTGGCGTTACAGAAAAGCAATGGAAAACCTGCTTCCGATCCCTTTGAGTTTTAGTGCAAAACTGGGGCCGCTGTATACCGCTAAAGGCTTGCCACTCTCTCAGAAAGTCCCTAATCCGGCGGCCTATTAGAGAAGGGGTTCGAACCCCTATCCTGTATCAATGCCGTAGCCCGCCCAACGCGATCTGTCGTGACGGGCGGGCTGAGCCTATCCGCGCATTGTTATGGGATTCGGCATACCCAAATCAATAAGGCGACAGATAGCACCGGGATTGATAGCGACAAAGGAAGTAGGAGAAATTGCAGCTGAGGCGATGTGGCTAGAATACTTAGACAAAGTGCTAGGTGCTTTAACATTGGCCGGTACCCAATAATCAGAGTTTGAAGTTGAGTTCCCGGTTGATTCATAGCTATCCAGAGATCGTTCTGGAGAAGATGAAGATCTGCCCCTACGCGCCCTTATGAGGGTTGTCGGACTTACACCTTGGAAGGATATTGATAGTATTTCCAAAGCCACGGCTTCGCAATAGGTGGAAGAGCTGAGCCATCTTTCTATTACGTTGATCATGAGTATCCCTGCTTCTCGGTTTGGAGTGTCAGCTCCATTAGCGCCGCTGCTAGTGCGAGCTGGTATTGGTGCATCCTTTCAGCGCATCCGTTCGAGAATATCCCAGCATAATAGCGGCTTCAGCCACGTGACGGCTGCTTAGAAATTGCTACAAAAGTAAGGATTGGGCGTCTTGCGAGCAAGCAGAGTTTGGCGATTGAGGAGGAGTGCGCCCAATCCATCAGCGAATAGAGATGTGGGGGGTGATGAATATCGACCATTTTTATGGTTTGTAGGTGAAATCGTGAGCTTTTGAATTGAGTACGGTTCAGCGTTGCTAAGCGGTATAGGTTAGACATGAGGGCATCATATGCAGCAGACGGACTGAGAAAACGCCACTTTTTAGCCTGAGGCGGTCCAGAGGGGCACGCGATTGGGGGACGGATTCCTATCTATAATTTTTTCAATCTTGTAGCGGAATGGATGTGCATAAATATATGCGTAATCTTGATTTTAGCCGGTTTATATCTAGGTCAACGGTGGAACGGCCTTTTAGGAACAGGGTCCCTGGCGTGTGCGCTATAGATGTACTAGCCTGAAATGATTAGGCGAGCTTGGTTGGGTAGAAATAGATTGGAGCGCGACCGCTATGGCAGAGCCCCTGAATGAAAGTAAGAGCTGGTGGGTGACTCTGCCTGGTGTTCTTGCCGGCTTGGCTGCGTTAATTGGAGCGGTAGGGGGGCTATATGCTGTAATTGAGGGGAAATCCATCCCTCAATCCCCTCCCTCTAAAATTGTTACTCCGACGTCATCTTCTTTATCGGATCCATGTGAAAAGCTACCGATTGATGATCGACCTATATCATGTCTCGGAGACAAAAAATGATCTGGAAGTTCGCATTTTGTCTAGTTCTCTGGCCCGTTATTGCTGTTGCAGACTGTGACGTAGATATTCAACCATCAGACACTATTGGTAGTGTAAAAGCCAAGCTTAATTGCTGGGCGGCCGAGAATTTGAATTTAAAAAAGGAATTGAAAGCTAAAGCAGAAACCTATACGCCAATGAAAATTACCTGGAGTAACGCACTGGCTGAGGCGCAGCCCTCTACGACTGAATGTGTCAGCAAAGCTATTTCAGTTATCCAAAAAAGAAATTGGACGCTTGTTACTCAAGATAAAAGATTGGCTGAGTTTACAAACAAAAATAACATGATGGTAGTTGATTGTAGCTTCCATCAGATTTTTATTTCGGGGCCAGATGAATCGGAGTTGGAGGATATTAGGGATTTATTTTATGGTTTGATCTTTCCTAAAAATTGATTTTTTGTTTCTCCCTTGTCCCACGCTTGGGTCAGCATTGTCACTACTCCTGTATAAAAACTAACGATAACGGCTTTAATCGTTAGTTTCGTATGGTATGTCAGACATCGTGTTACCGATCGCAAACGGGCATGCCTATTCGGATATGGCCGGAATTATCACCCATGGCCCACAGTGCTTCACGGACATTTCTGCCCACTTCCTGCGCCCCTTGTTCCTTAACCAAGAGGGGCAACTCCATAATAGCCGCCTGCAGAGCCTCCTAGTTTTTGTAGATCCTTTCCAGCACGTCCGGCAGTGAATAATTGCTTGGAACGTCGACTCCTTTCGAGAAAAAGAGCATAAGTACCGCAGTGCCGTTGCTAGGTAGTTATTACAGCTTGCTTAAAAATTGCTACAAAACGAAGAGATTGCAGCGGGTTAGCCAGTCTGACTGGGGGCTGGTGAAGTACTACGTCCAATCCATCATCGGCGCCACAGAAAACCTCCTAAGTACCGGATTCAGGGGCTTAGCTAGGATTTCTGCTGTGTTCGTCTGCATTTACATAAATCTCATTTTCTATCGTTTTCCACCTTTTTTGCTTATTCTCCAGAATCCTTTGCTGAAATTCAGCAAGGCTCGAAGAGGATTCAGCAAAAAATGGGATCTATCACCGTTCGCAAGCGGAAGGACGGGTCTGTTGCGTACAACGCCCAGGTCCGGATCATGCAGAAGGGCGTGACAGTTTATCAGGAAAGCCAAACATTCGACCGCAAGACCACGGCCCAGGCCTGGATCAAGCGCGTTGAAACGGAAATGGCGGAGCCTGGGGCAATCGCGAGGGCTTCCAGGAAGGGAGTGACGCTCAAGGAAATGATCGCTCGCTACCTCGATGAGTACGAAAAGCTCCGGCCGCTGGGCAAGACCAAGCGCGCAACGCTGAAGGCAATCGGCGATAGCTGGCTGGGACTGGTAGAAGATAAGGATCTAACCAGCCAGAAACTGGTCGAGTACGCCAATGAGCGAATGCTGAAAGCTGGTGTCCAGCCGCAGACTGTTGGTAACGATCTCGCCCACTTAGGGGCCGTTCTGTCCGTGGCCAGGCCTGCCTGGGGCTATGACATTGATCCGATGGCTATGCCAGATGCACGGAAGGTGCTGCGCAAGATGGGGGCGGTGTCTCGGAGCAACGAACGCGACCGCCGACCGACCATGGAAGAGCTGGATACTCTGCTGAAGTATTACGAGCAGATGCGCGACAGGAGGAAGCAGGAAATCGATATGGTGCGCATGATCGGCTTCGCGCTTTTTTCCACTCGCAGGCAGGAGGAAATTACCCGTATTCGCTGGGATAGCATGGATGAAGCCAAGCAGATGGTTCTGATCACGGACATGAAGAACCCCGGCCAGAAGTACGGCAACGACGTTTGGTGTCACCTGCCTGATGAGGCCTGGCGAATCATGATGTCGATGCCGCGGGTGGCCGATGAGGTTTTTCCTTACGTCGCAAAGTCGGTGTCTGCCTCGTTCACCAGGGCCTGTCTGTTCCTGGAAATTGAGGACCTGCATTTTCACGACCTTCGCCATGACGGCATCAGTCGACTGTTTGAAATGGGGTGGGATATCCCGAAAGTGGCCTCTGTTTCCGGTCACCGGGATTGGAACTCGATGCGGCGCTATACGCACCTGAGGGGGAATGGCGATCCATATAAGGACTGGCCATGGTTGGAGAGGATAATATCGGGCCCCACGATCGAGGCCCAGAAGAGATCAGCAAACGCTTCGTAGGCGTCTGCCCATCAGTTTTTCATGCTCAGTCTTCGCTTTCAGGTGCTGGGCGTCCAGGTAACTGGCGAGGTCGTTCAGGTGAACGCCTCGGGCTGACTTCTGGCTACCTTCAATGCGGACCAGGGGCAGATCGATTTCGCCTGAAGCGACCTTGTTTTTCATCTTCTCAGGCGTCAGGTGGCTGAAGTAATCGGCGCACACTCGTTCCAGGGGAATGATGGCCATGCCGTTGTATTGGGCCATAAGCAAAAATGCGGTGTTCATGTGAATACCTCGCCCGCCTGGCGGGCTTGTGAAAGTTGAGTGGGTGTTTCAGAAAGATCTGATGGTTGCCGGCGTTGCGCGCGGCTATGGTTTCAGCGTTCGCCCGGCCCGTTGTCCTGGCTATCCGTCGACTTTCCGGCGGGCTGTGGCGAACTCCTCAGTCACCACAGAAGCAGTCGATATCTTCGGCCAGGTAGTCGAAATCAAAGCCCGTCTGTTTGGC